AGTAAGAGATTGGCCCCTACGCAGGGGCCTTTTTCTTTATCATTGCAGTATCAGTAACCCGCTGCGGGTCTGTGTAGTCCCAACTACTTGCGCTGTTTAAGGGGATTTATTCATGCTGCTTACTCCTACCCAGGTGGTAACCCGATGAAGCAAAAAATCCACAGCGCCATAAAAAATTCAGGCCATGAGACATCTCGCTTTGTAACTGCTCATGTGCGAGATGAAGCCCGCAATAGTGGATGGCCTGAAGACCTCATTCACTCTACCCATGTCTCCTATGGTGAAGATGGCTTTACTGCCCATACACACGATAAGCATGCAGAGAAAGTCAAAGACCTAGAGTACGGAACTCCCAGCAGCCGCCCTACCGCAGCCCTGCGTCGTGCTGCAAACAGAACCCATGAAGCAGAGTCTTTCTTCGTCCAACGACTAGCACAACATCTGGGTGACCTATGACATTCCTACTTGATGAAGACGAGGCACTACGAAATCTTTTGATAGGCCTAACTGTTACAGATCAGAAGGCTTCTTCTGCTACGGCAAAAGCCATTACAAATAGAGCGCTTAGTTCCAATGTAGTTACAATAACTACATCTACAGAACATGGCTTTGAAGTTGGGGACACAATTACTATCGCTGGTACCGCAACTGCCTTCAATGGCACCTACACCATTACATTAATTCCAACTCCTACTACATTTAAATATGCAAAAACAAATGCAAACATTGCAAGCGTTGCTTCAGGCGGCACTGCTACACCAGGTACTACTAGAAAAGTAGGGGTCTGGTTTGGACAACCTGATCAGGAACTTACTGAGCAGAAGTACCCATACATCACCATCGACATGATCGATGTGGCAGAAGACTATTCTCGCGCTCATCGTGGCCGTGTTAAGCCAGCATACATTTCAGACCCAACAACTATCGATGGAACAATTTTATACGATCCAGATCTTCACAATTGGGATATCCAATTTCCAATTCCAGTAAACATTGACTACCAAATCACGACGTACGCCCGTCAACCACGGCATGATCGTCAAATTTTGAGCCAATTAATGTACACAAAACTTCCATTGCGCTTTGGCACACTGGAGACAGGCGAGAACACTGTCTATGGAACAGTGCGCCGTTTAGATGTTCTAGATATCTCAAAAAGAGATATCACAGAGCAAGGAAAGCGTTTGTTCGTAAACGCTTTTACGGTGCGAATCTCAAGTGAGATCGCTCCTGAAGTATACAATAGAGTGTATAAAGCGTTACAAGTTGACGTCACAGGTACAGGAGACAGCCAAGTCATTGGACGTGGGGACTTTACTGATATCGATTCGATCACCATTACGGCACCATAAGGAACCCTCTACCCAACTAGTTAGGAGAAAACCATGGCTTATAGCCGCCCAGGTGTTTACATCAGTGAGCGCCTTCTTACCGCCCCTGTCGCAGGTGGCGCAACAGCAAACGCTGCTGGTGCAGTTATTGCACCATTAGCACAAGGACCAGAGGCAATAACTCTTGTCAACTCTTGGTATGAATTTACTAAGAACTTTGGAGGATACAATGCCTCCTACCCAGCAACTTTTCAAGTTGCCTCATTCTTTGCCAACGGTGGACGTGAACTATACGTCAAGCGCCTTCTTGCAATTGATTCAGTTGCTGCGGCAGTTACTGTAGAGGCTTCTGGCGGAGCAGATATATTTATAGCAACCGCTAAGAACAGAGGAGCAGATGGAAACAACCTTCGTGTTCAAGTAACTGCAGGAAGTGTTGCAAGCACATACACACTAACTGTTCTTAAAGAATCAGGTGTTGCAGGCACGGTCCTTAGTGGAAAAGTAACTGCAGGGTTTGATGATGACGTTCTATTGGAGCGTTACGAAAACGTTGTATTTAACGATTCAACATCAAGTGACTATGCACAGACAGTAATTAATCTAGTATCACCAAACATCACTATCAGTAATAGTGCTTCAGGAGTTCCTGTTCTAGGAGTTTATCCGCTTACAGGGGGGGCAAACGGAACTACCCCAGTTGCTACAGAGTACACAGACTATCAATCAACAGGCTCTACAGTTTTTGAGCAGTTCTCATCTTTAGATCGCCCTCTTGTTCTATTCCTTCCAGGACTTTGGGAGTCACTTGCATCAGGTGAGGTTTCAGTAATTAATTCTGCAACTTCATGGGCAGAAGATAACAATGGTTTTGTAATTGTTGAAACTGCCAAGGAACTTACAGTTTCTAGTGCAGTATCTGCAGCAGCAAGTGTAACTGACACCAGTTTTGCGGCTGCCTATTACCCACACCTTTATATTGCAGACCCACTGGGTCGCGGTGCTGGTGCTCTTCGTTTAATTGGTCCATCTGGAGCAGTTGCAGGACTCTATCTTTCTACAGATGCATCTAAGGGAGTATTTAAGGCTCCTGCAGGTATCTCTGCAACTCTTTCAGGAGTTGTTGCTGTAGAAAGAACTTTTTCATCTGCAGAACTTGACACTATGAATGCAAGTACAACACCAGTTAACCCAATTCGTCAGATTCCTGGCGCTGGATTAGCGGTCATGGGTGCCCGTACTCTTCTCCAAGACGGTACAGCAAACAAGTACGTCAACATGCGTCGCTCACTTATCTACATTCGTAAGCAACTTAAAAACATCACAGAGTTTGCAATCTTTGAAAATAATGATGAACGTTTGTGGGCACAGATTAATAGCAATATCACCGTATTCCTCAACGAGTATCGCAACCAAGGCGGTCTTCGTGGAGCAACTGTAGGACAGTCATTCTTCGTCAAGTGTGACGCTGAGAATAACTCTTCCCAGCAGATCGCTAACGGAGAAGTACACATCGAAGTTGGTGTGGCGCTTCAGTATCCAGCAGAGTTCATTGTCATCGACCTCAGCCAAAAGACGCTGAACTAAACCGAAGGAGAAAATAAAAATGACAGGTCCAACAATAATTAACAATCGGTCAACACTAACGACCGATCCGATTAGAAACTTTAGATTTCTAGTCACATTTATCCCACACGAGTCAAAAAATGCGTCTATGACGGCGTTGACTTCAGCAACCTTCGGGTTTACCTCAGTATCAGGTATGGCTGTTCAAACAGACTCAATTCCATACCGTGAGGGTGGGTACAACACGACAGTTCACCAGATCCCTGGACAAACTTCGTTTACACCAATTACCTTACAGCGTGGCGTAATTCTAAATACCAACCAGAATTGGAACTGGATGCGTAATATGTTTGCAACCGTTCAAGGTGGAGGTCAGCGCAAGGTAGATGAAAACTTCCGTTGCGATCTAGAGATCGAAGTACTTTCTCACCCAATTCCTGGTGCTCAAACAGAGACAGACGAAATTGGAAAAGGAGACCACGTAGCCATGCGCTTCCACGTATACAACTGCTGGCCAACTGCGGTAGCCTACTCAGACCTCAACGCTGGCGATAACGCTCTCTTTGTAGAGCAGATGTCACTAGTGCATGAAGGCTTTGACGTTAACTGGGCACCATCACTTACCACTTCTGCTGGTGCGTTTACTTCAGAAGGTGGCGCAAAGACAACAACAGGCGGCGGCGGCGGCGCAGCGAACGTACTCTAACAAAGGAAAATAATGACTAACACAATCTCAGCAGCGGCTAATCCCGCATTGGCAAATAACCTCCTTAATCAGGCAATGGATGAACGTCCAACGCCAAAATCAGAAGTTCAAATTATCTCTCCTTCAGATACAGTGGTGATTCTCCCTGGCGGCTTTATGAATGACGCTGGGGAGATCATTACTGAAGCAGAGGTTAGAGAACTCAATGGTAATGATGAAGAAGCAATTGCTCGAAGCACGACAGTTGGAAAAGCAATTCTAACAATCCTTAACAGAGGAACTGTTCGAGTTGGCAATGAAAAAGTCAGTGATCACATCTTAGACCACATGTTATCTGGAGATAGAGACATGTTGATCTTAAGTATTTTTAAAGCAACATTTGGAAAAGAAACTGATATTTCCTCATACTGTCAAGGCTGTAAAGAGTATAAGACTGTAAGAGTAGACCTTGATAGAGATATCAAGGTAACCGTTCTTCCAGATCCAATTAACGATCGAGTGTTTACAGTTGAAGGTAAGAAGAACGTCTTTACTGTTCAACTACCTACAGGAAAAACACAAAAAGAAATGATTAATAACGCTGACAAAACTAGTGCAGAATTAAACACGATCATGCTTGAAACTTGCGTTTTAAAAATTGATAACTCGCCAGTGTTCAGTAAAATTCAAGTACAGAACCTTGGACTTAAAGATCGTAACAAAATTATTGCAGAAATAAATGAAAGAATATGCGGTCCGCAGTTTGACAGTATTACAGTCATCTGTCCAGACTGTGAAGGCGAGGTATTAGTTTCCGTTAATTTCGGAACCTTATTTCGATTCTAGTTTTGTTCCTTTTGCAATTTTAATTTCAGAATGGTCAAAACTAACAACAACGTTCAAAGGTTGGACGTTAACAGAAATAAAAGAGATGTCTCGAAGAGATAGAAAAAACTGGTTAGAGATAGCCAACAATTTAGGTAGATGGGAGTAAGCACATGACAATGGTTGCTAAAATGCAGTCTTTGACTACTGGAGTTGACAAACTTCAAAAGAGTGCTGACAACCTCCTAAAGACGTTGACAAAAATTAATGATGTCTCGGCTAGTGCTATCACCAGAACTAACGGTGCACTTGACGCTGTTGGTGGTCAGATGGGGAACGGGCAAGGTCCTCAAGTATCTCTAGGTAGTGATAATGCTCGTTTCTCCAACCCCAACGCTAGTGCTGCAATGGCCATGGGCGGTGGCGGTGGTGGCGGTGGTGGCGGTGGTGGCGGTGGTAGCGGCGGCGGTGGCGGTAACTTTGGTGGTCCAAAAAATTCCATGTCTGGAAGTTTTGGTAACTTTAGTTATGGGCAAAGCGAAGATGCAATGCGGCAGCAGGGCACATTCAACCTTGTAACATCCAGCGTCAATATGGCGTCGGCTGTTTTACCCGATGTCGGTTCTACAATGAACAACGCCGCTATGTACTACCAAGCAGGATTAAAAGCACCAGGAATTAATCGTAAAAATCTTGAACGCTCCATGCTCAGAGCGATGAAGGGTGGGTTTTCAGACCCTTTGGGTGGAGCGATTACCGCTAACACATTAGCCGATGCAGGTTTTATGCCTGGTACACAGAACTTTAAACAAGCGGCGGCAGAAGTTGGTGGTGCCTACAAGTACCTAGGTATGGATAACGCTGTGGCTGCTCAAGCAATTGCAGGTATGCATCAAGGCCCTATGGGTGCAAACCTCTACCAGTATGGAATGACTACCTACGATCCTGCAACGGGTAAAAACAAAACTATGGGGCAAATTTCTACTGAACTTATGGGGGTTATGGGTGCCTCTGGAGCAACCGTAGAGCAAATAAATATGTCGTATCAAAAAGGTGCGCTAGGTGCCAACCTTCGTACTATGGGATTTAGCCAAGAACAACAAGACATGATTTATCAGGGAATGATTGACAGAGCCTCTGGAAGAGACCCAGACCTCCGTAATGCAAAACCTGTGGGTGAAAATAAAAATGATATGTTACTTTCTCAAGGAAAAATGAGTAGTTCTCAAGCAAATTTACTGATGGAAGCCGAAAAAAGAATGATTACGGGTTTCAACGCGGCTGCTGTTTCGGTAGAAGGCTTTAACAAATCGATTGCAGAAGCGTTAAAAAATCCGTTGTTACAACTGGTTCCTGGAGTAGGAAATGTAGATGAATTAGCGTTTTTTCAAGGATACTTTGGAGGTATTGACGGCTCCACTCTTGGCAATGTAAAAAATTCCGCAAAGGAAGGGTTAGCAAGTATTCTTCAAATAATTCTGGGTGACCGCAATCCCATGCAGCGAGGAAAGGGAGGCGGTACTTCAGGTTACGGTGCTGCCTTTGGTAAAGGAGGGGGCGGTGGTGGCACTCCCCCTGTTCAAGGAGGCATAAACGCAGTCTATGGCGCTAAAGGTTCTGATATGTGGGGATCAACAAATGGAACCCATACAGGTACGGATTACAACGTCCCTGTTGGAACTCCAGTAAAGGCTGCTTTAGAAGGAGTGGTTTCACAGGTAGATCTCAACGCGGACTACGGAACATCGATTATGCTCGATCACCCCAACGGCACGCAGACTATCTATGCTCACTTAAGTTCTAAAAGGGTGAAGGTAGGAGACCGCGTTACTCAAGGTCAGCAAATTGGTAAATCTGGTAAATCTGGAAATGCATCTGGGCCACATCTGCACTTTGAAGTACGTAACGGTAAAAATAACCCCGTAGACCCTAGCCAGGTACTTTCTGGTGAGCACCCTATGCTCAACCCAGAGTACGCAACTATTGTTCCGCCTACATCCAGCGTACTTGGAAAATCTCTAAAAGGAAATTCAACCTCTTCAATGACTTCTGGCATTATTCTTGGCACTGGTGAAAAGAAAGATTGGGCTACTCAGTTCCTTACTAAACTTGGAAAGCCCCTAACCCAAGAAAATCTTAATGCAGTAACAACGTGGATGGCTTGGGAAGGCGGACATTGGAAGAACACCGCACATAACAACCCTCTTAATACCACTCTTGTAACCTCAAATTCAACAGGCAGCATGAACGACCATAACGTACAACGATATAACAGTTGGGAGGCTGGTCTTGACGCAACCATTCAAACTATCTCTTCTGGAAAATATGGTTACGATAAAATTCTTGCCGCTCTTTCTCAAGGCAATAACCCTCAAGCCGTCTTTGATGCCATCAACAACTCAAAGTGGGGAACAAATATCCCAACAGGAGGATCATCCAGTGGATATGGTGGGTCAGGCCTGTCAGGGACCGCATCCCCTATGTCCACAGGAAACAGGACAGTTAACATTAGTTTACATATAGACAAAACTTCAGAGGACGACGCTAGAAGATTCGCTAGAAAAATTAAGATGTACTTAGAAGATGATTTAGAACTTAGTAGAATGGGACTTTCATGAGTACACAAAACGATTCTTACAAGAATACAACACAACAAGAAGTAAGAGCGACACTTAAAA